CCGCAAACCCAGCGATGGGATGCCGGTCGGTGAAAGGTGCTACGCCAATGGCTGCCGCGAGCCGAACAATGGCAAGCGCTATTGCTCAGAGGCGTGCCGACAGACGATGCTGGCGCGGACGTATGAGCTCACGAAGATGCGCGCCGAGCGTCGAGAGGCAGCTAGGCCGAAGCCGTCGTTACCGGCTGGATGCGCACCAGAGAACGCAATAGGCGACCGGCGAGACGACTGCGCCCAATACGGGCATTGCCTTGGTCACGCCTCGGCGCTCAACTGGCCCGGCTTCCGCTGCGGCGCATGCCCCGGATACGTGCCCGGCGAGACCAGGGCGGAGATGCTGATCAAGCTGTGCGGGTCGAGGGTGGGCGACGCGGTTATCCACTTGGAGCGCGACTAGTGAATCCAGAAGAAGAGATGATTCGCCGTGAAGATAAAGCAGCGGTCCGACGCCTGTTGACTCGATTGCCTTTTCATTGGGCCAGAGCACTACGCCTAGTTCACGGAATCGACGGCAAGGAGATGATTAAGGCACGAGCCGCCAAGGCGATGCGGGTGACGGCTGGACGTTTTTCCACGCTCTATAGAGACGCAATTTTAAGATGCCGGAGATACCTGGTTTCAGTTGAGATTGGTAGGCTCCGCAAGCATGGTCAGAGGTACTGGCAAGATCCATCGAAGCCAAGGGACCAAGGGCTATTCAAGGACGATCAGTGAAAGCCCGCGCCCTGCCCATGCTAGAGCGAGAGCCAGGCTATCCCGTAACCCGTGCCGACTGCATTGATGCACAGCGGCCATGCCCGTACGTCAGTTGCAAATGGCATCTGCTAACCACGATTGCCAGTGACGGCCGCATGTACAAGGCCCGCGACTTCGACGAGAGAGATCCCGATAGCATCGTGGCCGCACTCGTCGAGATGAGCGAGACGTGCACGCTGGATGTCGCGGATAAAGGCGGAATGTCAGAGGAAGAAATAGGCGACATATACGGCGTCAGCGCCGACAAGATGAAACGCGATTCCATGACTGCCGTCGCACGCGCCCGCGCCCGCATCATGATGGCCATGGATCCGAGCGACCCATACCTGAGATATAAGGAGAGCAAATGAGCCGCACTGCACCAACGGAAGACGTCATCATGAACAGCCCGATATCAGGGCTGGTAGGCTTCGCCTTCGCCGGCCCCGGCTGGTATGAGGACTGGGGCATCCTGCTTACCGCTACCGGGGAAGAGAAGCAGGGGAAACCGACGTATCACCTACGCTGGTATGCCTCGGACCCGCGACCGCAATTCCTGTCGCTCTTTGCCATGGTGTCAAAATGACCGACATCCAACAACTGGTAGAATCGATCCGCCTGGCCGAGGTCGAGGTCGGCATCACCCGCACCCGCAGCCGGGAGGCCACCGCTACCGCTGAGGCCCTGGCCCGTGACCTATCGCAGGCCCTCGAGCAGCGTGTAATCCTGTATGCGCAATTCAACCAACGAATGCTCGAGGCGGCCGGTACCTACGAGCAACCTGCACCAGACCGGGAGGCGCCTACGATGTTCGTTCCGGTCGGGCGGGCTAGCTACCCATGACCGGGGACCCTGCAAACAGAAAGAGAAAGCCAATCATTAACCGACACAAATTGACGTGGACGCTTCATAGGGACGAAGTAACAGGAGATGCTGTCTATTCGACCGAATTACATGGTTTCGAATTATGGATTAGTACAATTCCATGGTTTGAGGATAGTCGCATGCCAGAAAGGTCGTCAGCCGATCACAGGAAGACGCGCTGGGTAGGCGGAGCCGGCTGCATCGAGGTCGACTTAGCATTTGCTACCCGGGAACTAGCCATGGACGCAATGGAGGCGCTTGCCAAGTCAACAGTAGAATGTCCGAAATGCAAGGGAGTGGGAGTCATCGCAAATCCCAGGCTGGGCCGAAACCGATGACCGAGCCTCGCATGTACGGGCAACTCACGCCCGACCAATACTTCCACCTTGCATGGCAGTGGTATCGGCGGGCGCCAGTGTACCTGGTGCATGACTGGCGGTATCGGCAGGACACCAATGCCGTATGACAATGGAAAACTCACGCTCCTGGAATTCAAACGCCGAGAGTTCGGGCGTCGGTTTCCGGCTGCCGTGGTGGTAATGGAGGAGATTGTCACGCTTGCAGTGGAGGAGGAGCGCGAGCGACTCGAAGAGGCACACGCTAACGAGTCATGGCCAGAGTGGTCGGGACCCGAATAACAGCCAGAGGTGGCCGCGCGCGTAAGGGACTCGGAAAATACTTGAAACCTGCCAGCGACGGGTGTCAAGCGAAATCGTAAGCCTATAATTTCGCACTGCAACATTGGCCCGACCATTGCGGCCATACTTCGCATTACAGCAAACGCCCCCTATTTGGATATCGGGCGCCTCTTTATGGCGTGGCTGATAACAGTGGCACACCTCGAAAATCACCTGGCCGACCTTTTCTGCCTGGGCAATCTGGCAACCCCGGGGGCAAGCCGTCGGGTCTGGCTGAGTTCCGTCGACAGCTAGCGGAGATGGATCCGCTGGCGATGGAGGTCATCCAGGGTCTTCTTCGCAGCGACAGCGAAGATATCCGACACAAGGCCTTGTCCCTGCTGTGGGATCGTCGCTGGGGCAAGGCACCTCAGGCCATCACCGGCGAAGATGGGCAGCCGATCCGATTCGATATCGGGATCGTGGATGTGCTGCGGAAGATGGTCGCGATTGAGGAGCCCGCCGAATGAACTGGAGGGGTTGGTTCATTCTCGGAGCATTGATCGCGCTGGCCGTGGCAATGGCTGGACAATTCGAAATCCCATGGGCGGTGTTCTGATGCGTAAGGGTCTCAAGAGCAGCCATCGCAAGCTGAGCGACCTCGGCAAAAAGCAAGAGAAATCCATAGGATTTAATAGGTCGCGAACGGTGGCGATTAAGTCCTTGACGGCACCCGCCCGCGTCCGCCCCGTCGGCAAGCCCTAGGAGACACCATGATTGTGACCGGCACGAATTCGCATAACGACGAGGTGCATCCGATGGGCACCATGACGCTCATCCCGCACGAGCGCGTGGCTGTGTTCCTCGGGAGGCAATCCTTGTCCGATGAAACACGCGTCTATGAATACGACCTGCTGACTAGTCCAACCGCATGGTTCTATCACCCGGAAGGGTTTGTCATCGTCCCGCCTGGCCTCATCCCCTAACGTGGCCGCATCCCTCATAGAGCAGGCGGTCAAACGCTTTGGCGTCGACGCGGTGATGGCGGCTCTCGGAGACGAGGCGCTAGACCGGCTGCGCTATGAGTGGCCGGCATGGGCACGGCCAGAGCAATTGCCACCGGCTGGTACATGGTCAACGTGGTTGCTGTTGGCTGGTCGTGGTTTCGGCAAGTCTCGCACTGCCGCCGAGTGGGTGCGCATGAAGGCGCGGACCATGCCCGGCTCGCACGGTGCGGTCATTGGCTCGACGGCAGGCGATGTCCGTGACGTGATGGTCAAGGCCATCTTGGCATGCACGCCACCGCTTCGTGACGGGTCGCCTGGGTGCATCTACGAATCCAGCAAGCGCTCGCTCTGCTGGCCTGAATACGGCTCAACCGCCACGACATACAGCGCTGAGGAGCCTGACCGCCTACGTGGTCCTAACCATCATTGGGCATCCGCCGATGAGGTCGCCGCATGGGCCTACGCTGAGGAATGTTGGGACATGTTGCAGATGACCCTGCGCTTGGGTGACCTGCCTCAATGCGTCGTATCCACCACGCCGCGTGCGATACCGCTAATACGCCGGCTGATAGCTGATCCGACATCGGTCATTACCCGTGGCTCGACGTTCGACAATGCGCAAAACCTTAGCCCTGCGTTTATCGACGCGGTCAAGCGCCAGTACGAGGGCACGCGCCTAGGCCGGCAGGAGCTGTATGCCGAGGTTTTGGACGACTTCCCCGGCGCGCTCTGGACACAAGGCGGCATTGATGCCGACCGCATTGCTGTAGCACCTGCCATGTCCCGCATTGTGATAGCCGTAGACCCGTCGGGCGGCGACGGCCAGGGCAATGACGCCCAGGGCATCGTGGCTTGCGGAAAGGGTCGCTTCGATGGTCATGGCTACGTGTTGGCCGACCGCACGTGCAAGCTCACGCCGGCCGGCTGGGGTAAGGCTGCCGTCGAGTTGTATCAGGAGCTGAAGGCCGACCGTATTGTCTACGAGGTCAACTACGGCGGCGCCATGGTCGCGGCCACTATCCAACAGGCGGCCAAAGACTTGGGCGTGCGCGTGGCGATGGCTCCAGTGGTCTCGAGCCGCGGCAAGGTTGTACGCGCCGAGCCTGTGTCCGCGCTGTATGAGCAGCACCGCGTGCATCACGTTGGCGCCTGTAAATGCGACACGCGGGCTATTCCACGTGTGCACAAGGGGTGCCTTTCCGATCTTGAGGATGAAATGTGCCGTTTCACCTCTGCCGGCGTCGAGGGTGAAAGCCCCAACCGTGCCGACGCCCTCGTATTCGCGCTTGCTGAATTGATGCTCACACCTGCCGCTGCCCGATTCGATCCTATCGCAGGAGTCTCCGCCGCTCGACGTATCTAAACCCCTCGCCTGCACTGCCGGGAGCGCCCTCGCTGAGGACGTTGCCGGGAGCGCTGGAGACGCCCATGCCCGGTATCAAGCGCAACCCCGATGCATTCAAAGAACTGATCCTCCCGGTATTCACCCAGTGGTCCAGGGTCCAATCGGTTACCGGCATCCTGGCCGATGTCGAAAACGGCCAGTTCTCCGACGGTGCTTTGCTGTGGTCGCAGATGCTCCGCGACGATCGCATTGCCGCCGTGTGGGACGTGTTCCTCAAGAGTGTTCTGGGGGCGCCGTGGCATATGGAGCCGCACCGCGACGTAGCCAAGGCCACGAAGGTCAGCGACGACGCGACCGACCTATGGGCCGAAATGGCACCCATGCCCGAGATGATCTCGCTCTTGTCGTGGGGCTTTGGTATCGGCGTTGGTCTCGCACGTCGTGAGTGGAACGGCTGGGATTTCACGATCAAGACGTGGCACCCGTCGGCGCTCTGGTACTCACTGGCTGAGGATATCTACTACCTCAGGCTGGCGGCGCAGGAGGGGCAGAGCGATAACATGATCCCCATCCTGCCCGGCGATCCGAACTGGATCCTGTTTACGCCCTATGGCCGCAAATACGCTCGCCTCAACGGCTACATGCGGTCGCTGGCGATGCCGTATCTCATGCGTCAGTGGGCCTCGATGGACCGCGCGCGCCACAGTGAGCGCCTGGGCCAGCCGATTGTGCTCGGAATCGCGCCGACTGAAGCCGATCTCGTCGAAAAGAAGCAGTTTAAAAGCGCCCTCGCCAACCTCGGATCTGAGTCGGTGGTGGTCGCTCCCCAGGGTGTCGACGGCAACAAATGGGGCGTCGAGCTGATCGAGGCCATGAATAACGCCCAAGAGCAGTTTGGCGCCTATGTGTCGTCGCTCAACGAGGACATCGCAGTCCGCGTGTTGGGCCAGTCCATGTCCACTACAGGGCAAGGCGGGCTCTCGAGCAAGGCCAACCCAGGCGATGCCGTGCGCGGTGATATCAAGAAGTGGGTCGCGGGCTGTATCGAAGATCTGAGCATCGAGATGATGACCCCATGGTCGGACTTCAATTACGGCGCGGGCAATTGCTGCTCGATTGTGTACGAGGTCGAACCTCCTAAGGACGGCTTGCTGCACGCGACGGAGTTGAACATGCTAGGCGACGGTCTAGCCAAGTGTGAGATTTTCGGAGTGGATACCCGCGAGATCTTGACCCAGGCCGGATACCCGATGCTGACCGAGGCAGAGCATGCCCAACTGCTCGAGGATAAGAAGGCCGAGGCGCAGGCGCAGCTGGAGGCGCAGGCCGCTATGATGCCCGCTCAGGATGCCGAGGTAGATGGCAGCGACGAAAAGCAGGCGCCAGTCTAAGCCCCGTTTGCTGCACTGCAACAGACCAAACACCCCCTGATTTGCCGCATGCCGCAGTCTGCCCCTGTGGGGACAATCGAGCGGCGCTGTGTAGTTGAGCTATCTGGCTCGGCCGCGCCGTCTGAGTTCGTCCTACTCAAGTCAGGGTTGAATCCCTGCGAGGGCGGCGATCTACTGTTTGACGCCGCTGCCGCTACGTCGGTGATGGCTACGTATCAGAAGCGCGGCATTCAGCTCATGGCCGATTACGAGCACCAATCGCTCGTGCACCCGCCCATCGTTGCGCCGGCCTCTGCGAAGAAGTGGATCCCCGAGCTTCGTAACGGCGACCTAGTTGCTGGCAACATCGCCTGGACTGACCGCGCTGCGAAGATGATTACCGACGGTGAATACCGATTCTTCTCTATCGCCTGCCGCGTCGATCCCAAGACCAACCGAGTCATGTCGGTTATCAATTTCGGCCTCACCAATAACCCCGCAGCTAATCAGCTTCAGCCGCTCGTCGCGGCATCCATCACCCATGCCGGCGACGGCGAGGAGATCGTAACCATGTCCAAGACCGTTCTGGTCGCGCTCGGCCTCAATGCCGATCTCGACGAAAGCGCCGCCGTGTTGGAGGCCGCGAAGCTCGCTGATCTCCGACGCGAGGTGTACAGCATCACCGGTAAATCCAGCCTCGCTGAAGCTATGGGCGTCATCCGCGCTCAGGCTGCATCGCATGACCAGGTTGTCGCCCTGACCGCTCAGGTCGCCGCTTCCAACGCTGAGAAGCGCGCCCTTGAGTTTGACGCGCTTGTCAAAGCTGGCTCCGACGCCAAGAAGCTGTCTCCTGCCCTCGCTGCCTCCGAGTGGATCAAATCCCTTCGTGGCAAAGAGGACGGCGCGCTCCAGCTGCGTTCGTTCCTCGACGCGGCTCCTGCGCTGGTCGACACCTCGGTGAAGACTGAAATTCGCGAGGCCTCGGCTCCCGGTCAGTACAGCGCTGACGAGGTTCGCATCGCTACCGTCTTCGCGCGCGCCAATGCGTCTTGGACCGGCACCATCGAAGGGCCGGACGGGTCGCGTGTCTCCGTCGCTGACTCCGTTGCCAAGCGCCTCGAAGAGGTCTCGGCCGCGAACATCCGCGCTGAGCAAATCCGGAAGGGGATCTAAGTCATGGCCATCCTCGCTGCAGAACGCTCTATCCCGCGCTCGGGGCCGAATCCGGCTACTGGCGTTCCCGCTCTAGTCAACCTCCTGGTTAAGACCGGCCAGACTATTTTTAAGGGCGGAATCGTTGCCACCGACGCTACCGGGTTTGCGATCTCCGGTGCCGGTCTTGCTGCAACGGGTCTCAAGATCTGGGGCGTTGCGCTTAAGACCATCGTTGCTGGCGCTGCCGCTTCGGGCACGTTCAACGTCGACGTTCAGGCGGGCGACTTCACCTTTGCCAACCTCGGCGGCGATCCGGTGCTCCAGACCGACATCGGCATCGGCGTGTTTGCCGAGGACGACCAGACTATGCGCAAAACCTCGAACACCTCGACCCGTTCTGCTCTCGGTCAGTTCCGTGGCTTTGATGCGGCGACTGGTCTTCCGATTGTGCGCGTCGGCAATTACTCGATTACTGGAGTTTAACGCAGCACTTTCGAGCCCTGTCGTAAGCCCCCGTCCACCGACGGGGTTTTGCGAGAGGGCTGGAGACGATAAATGGATCTCACGCCGTCAAATCTTGCCCTTCTGTTCCAGAACGTCCGTAAGGATTTCCAGGGCGGTCTCATGGCCGCCCCGACCTTCTACGAGAAGTTTTCGATGACGGTCGCCTCCAACACCGAGACGAATGTCTACGCGTGGATGGACTTCGTTCCGACGCTTCGCCTGTGGTTGGGCGATCGCCAGGTAGCGAACGTTGTGGCCCGCTCCATGGTCGCGACCAACCTCCTTTATGAGCGCACGCTGGAAATCCCGCGCGCCAAGATCGAGGACGATCAGTACGGCCTGTACAGCCCCGCTGCTGCGATGCTTGGTCGCTCTGCGGCTATCTGGCCTGACCAGCTCGTCACTGCGGCCCTGGTCGCTGGCGGCGCGGCTGGCTCGATCTGTTACGACGGGTTGCCGTTCTTCTCGGCGTCTCACCCGATCGATCCCTCGGGCGAAACCTCGGCGTTGCTCCAGTCCAACACCAACGCCCTGCCCCTGACCGGCGCGAACTTCGCGACCGTTCTTGCTGCGGGCAAGGCGCTCGTCGGCCGTGACAACGCGCCCCTTGGCGCCTTCGCCGGTGGCGCGCTGCCGGTGTTGATGGTTGGCCCAGTTCTAGAGAAGCCGGCACGCGATTTGGTAAGCGCCAACTTCTTCTCTCCTGGTACCGCGTACGGTCTCGCTGCTCCCAACGCTCCGTCTAGCAACACGTTCATGGGCGCGGCGCAGCTGATCGTTAACCCGTATATCACCAGCGCAACCGCCTGGTACTTGTTCGATGTCTCGATGCCCGTTCGCGGCATTGTGTGGCAGCTCCGTGAGGCGCCGCAGATGGTGCAGCGGACCTCGCCGACTGACCCGGCAGTGTTCGAGCGCGACGTTTACCAGATGGGCATCCGCGCCCGTGGCGTTGCGACCTACGGCCTCTGGCAGACCGTTCTCCGCGGTAACAGCTAGTGGAGATTCGTCACATCTCGCTGCTCTGTCTTCGTGACGGTGCGGCACTCTTCGGCGGCCTGTTGTGCGCCGAAGGGCGCGCGCTGGAAATCGATATCTACGCTTCGCAGCTTCCTGAGTGCCAAGCGCGTATTGACGCCGGCGATATCACCGTCAATGGCATGTCGGCAACCCCTGCCGTCGAAAAGCCAAAGAGCAAGTAAGTGCCCGCAGTAATCAACCGCGTCGTTTACGCCGATGCCAACGATCTCCAGAACTATGGACTCGTTGGTACGGTCACGTCGACAATCACCTTGCCAACAAAGCAGGCTGCATTGTCGGCGTGCAGCGCGGTTATTGACTCGTATCTCGCCTCTCGATACCAACTCCCACTTGTCCAGTGGGACCAAGACCTAGTCCGCGCCTGCTGCGTCCTAGCCTCGTATGACCTCCTGGTCACGCGTGGCTTTGGCCAGCAACCCGGCGTGGATCAGAACATCCGGGCCCGCGCACAAGACACGCTGCTGTGGCTGGAGCAAGTCTCCAAGGGCACGCAGGAGCCAGCCTCGCTGATCGACTCCTCAACGCCATCTGCTGATGGTGGCGACGGCTCTGTCAATACCACGTCGCCCGATTTTCAGATTGTCACCTCGGCCGTTCGCGGCTGGACCAATCGCGGCGCTCCAGGCGGCTGGGGATCTGACTCCGGGAACGGCAATTTGTGAGCGGCACCGGGCGCGTTGCCGACCTAGTGCGGCGGCTTGATATCCTAGGTACTCCAGACTGGCGTGCGGGTCTTGCTCGCGACCTGGCTCAACGTGCAGTTGCGCTAGCGCAGGCCTCGAGCGATGTGCGTAGCGCGCCTGGCGGCAGTCCATGGGCAGATCTAAAGCGCCCTCCCTCTAAGGCTACTGGCGCCATGCGAAACGGCTGGGGCATTCGGCGCGCCGATGCAGCCGGATTTTCCATCGCCAATAGCCGCTTTTATGCCGTGTATCAGAACTACGGCACTCAAAACATGCCGGGACGGCCGATGGTTCCCGTCTCTGGCGCGTTGCCGTCGACGTGGCGCGCAGCGTTCGACGAAGCGGCCAAGAACCACATTCTCGAGGCGCTCAAGTAATGGCCGGGGCGATTAAGACTCTCTATAACACCCTCTCTGCCGACCTCATCTTGGCAGCGAATAACGTCAAAATCTCGCTCGGCGAAGAGTCTGTACAGGCAGCGGAAGACGGCCGGCCGTACCTCTGCATTATCCCGGTCGGCGGCGTATACGACGAGCCTGGATACTCCAAGGGAATGGATCCGAATATCGAGGATATTTGGATGGTTCGCGCCACGATTGATATGCAACTGGTCAATTCGTCGCTCATTGACGGCGCCGTCGCTGCCGACCACTACGAGGCGGTCGAGAATCTGCGCTCCTGGGTGCTGCAAGCTCTGAAGGCACAGGCGGCAACAGGTCTCTATTTCAGGCCGGTATCAGGTCGGTGGCTGCAGATGTTGGGTGCGGTCTCTCGCTACGGCCGCACGTACGTTCTCAACGTCGCTGTGGATATCGGTATCCCCGATGTCACGCCTGTTGAAGCCACGGTCACCAGCGTGACCCACACGGAAACGATCTAGGAGCCCCATGGCCAATCCCGGTCTTACGATCAACGTTCTCGACGGTAACCTCAACCTTCAGCCGGGCGGCAACACCCAGCTCATGCTGTATATCGGCGCCTGTACGCTCGGCATTCCGAATACGCTCTACACGTTCTCTGACAGCACCACCATGCTGCAGAACTTCGACGCGGGGAAGCTCGTCGAGGGTGGCGGCTTCGGCATGACCTACGCGGGCGGCCCGACCATGTTTATGCCCGTTGCTACTTCGCAGCGTGGCGGCGTTGGCGCTGTGACCAAGACCGGTACCGGCGCTGGTACTGTCGCTGTCACCATCGCGCCACACCGTTCGGTCACGGTCACGTGCACCACCGCTGGCGCCATTGGTACCGCGGCGTTCACGTTCACGCTGGGCGCAACCGCGACCTTGCCCGCTGTCACCTCTGCCCCGGTCACCTCGCTCGCAGGTTGGACCTCGACCGGCTACAACCTGCCCGGCACCTACGTAAATATCGTCTTCATCGCTGGCTCGTATATCTCGGTTGCCACGCCGGATATCTACACGATCTCCACCCTCGGTGTGGTCGCCCATCCTCAGGGCGCTGGCCCCGCGGTCCCGACCTTCACCGCATCGCCGGTGGATGACTACTCGGTGTTGGTCACCATCCCGACTGCGGGCGCTCTGGGCGTTGCCCAGTTCGTCTACAGCCTCGACAACGGCGAGACCAACCTCAGGGGCGCCGGCACCAACTCCAGCGCCGTGTTGGTCCCGGCAGGCGGCGTCTACGCGATTCCGTACACCGGCCTGGTGCTGACCTTCGCGTCGACCTTCACCACGGACAATACCTATACGTTCAAGTCTGCTGGTCCGTCGAGCTCGCCGGCCGACCTAACGGCGGCATACACCGCGCTTCAAACCACGTTCCTGAATCAGGCCATCTACTCGATGGTCACGGTGTTCAACACCTACGCCTCGGTTGCGGCATGGGCAACGGCGGCGGCTGCGGCTGAAGCGTTCGTCTCGACGATGAATGGCCTCGGCGTGTATGTCCGCGTGATCAACGAGGTGCCGACGCTGGGCACCGTTAGCGGCAACGCGGGCTCCATCACGGTCGACGTGGCCGACACCGACTCGGTTGTCATCACCGCGCGTCAGGGCGTCTCGGCGCCTCACGTCAACGGCGGCGCTGGCGATGCGCTTTTGTATCAGCCGCTGTCGGGCCTCAACCTCCGCCGCTCGGCTGCATTCACCGCGGCCATGCGCTCCAGCAAGTTCGAGGCATCGCGCAACATCGGCGATGTTTCGGCAGGCGGCGTTCCCGGCGTGATCTACCTGTTCCGCAATGAGTACGCGACGCAGGCTCTCGACGCTGCCGGCCTGACCACCATGTCCCAGTATCCCGGCGTGTCGGGTTTCTACATGACCGATGCGCACACCTGCACGCTGGCGACCTCGGACTACTACCTGTGGACCAATGCCCGGGTTGTCGACCGCGCTTCTCAGGTGTGCCGGCTCAACGGCATGCAGCTGGTCAACACCAAGATTCCAACCACCACGCGCGCGGGATTGCCCGGCTGCATCACTGAGAAGTCGGCATCCAAGATTGAGAAGAAGATTAACTCGGCGCTCTCGACTGCGCTCGTCGACAGCAACCCTCAGGATGCGGTCGCCACTAACGTAATCGTGACCCGCACGAACAACCTGCTCTCGTCGGGAAATCTCATCATTACCGGCGTTGTCCAGCCATTCGGCTACGCGCGAACCATCTCCTTCAACGTCGGTTTGACCGTCCAGGTATGAGGTAAAACGTGGCCCAACAAACGCAAATCAACGGCAATCGGTACGCCTTTCAGAACGTATCGCTCCAGCTCGCCGGCATCGATCTGGTGCGCGGCGTGCTGATGAGCATCAACTACAAGCCGACTCAGCAGCCGGGTAACGTCCAGGGCAACCAGGTCGTGTCCATGGGGCGCACCGTCGGCTACGGCGAATGTACCGGCGATTTCGAAATGCTGGAGTCGGATGCCAACGATTTCAACCAAGCGTTGGTTAACTATGCGGCTGGTCAGGGCGTGACCAATGCGCCGATCATGACCATCGACTTTGACGCCGTGGTCTCCTACTCGGTTGATCTCGTTTCCGCGGTTATCACCGACACCCTCAAAGGCTGCCGGATCACCGGTATCGACAACAGCCGCTCGAAGGGCACCGACGCGTTGACCAAGAAGTACGAGCTGATCATTCAGCGCTGCCTCTTGAACGGCTTGTCCGCATTCGGGGATCCCAACACGTGAGCGCCGATATGGAATTGGCGCTTGCCAAGGTCCAGGGCGAATTCCCTGACCGCATTGTCCGTATGATCGAGATGGCTGTCGACGGCAAAGACAGCGACGCGACCATGTGCTTTGTGGCTACGGGTCCCAACCGCGAGGAATGGCGGCGCTACCGTAAAGATATCGCCGCGGCCAAGGACGACCGCGAGAACATCGAAGCGGCTGCCGAGCGGCTCACGCTGTTGATGGTTCGCTATCCCGGTCGCGACGAGATGATTAAGACGTTCGACCAGCGGCCCGGAATGATTATGAACTTCGTTTCCGAGATTCAGGGCATCGCAGGTGTCAACGCAGAGGCCCGCACAAAAAAGTAAAGGCCGCTTTCGACGCGCTATCTAGCCGGCACATCCTGCCAGCGTCGCAGGCGGAGGCAATCAAGGCGGCGGTCTTTGGACTGGTAGCAGCAGCGGGGAGGGATGAGCCAATGGCACACGAAATGTCAGTCCAGGCTGAAGCCGGCCTCATCCTAATTGCCGACTATCTGCAATCGCTCCCGCTTATCGCTGAGGCGCTAGGGGTCAAAGCCAAGTGACTGAGCAGCTCTCATATGAGGTAAACCTCATTGACGTGGTGTCAGCGCCGTCGAAACGCGCGGCCGATTCTCTGCGCGCGCTCGACCGGCAGGCGCAGAAGGTCCAAGACTCTCTCGATATCAAGTCTTCGTCCAAGGCATTCAGTCAGATCACCAAAGACGCACAGAAACTCCGCGAATCCATGTCTTTCTCGAAGGAGATCGACCGGCTAAACGCGTCGCTGAACAAGATGAAGGTAGACCCGAAGGGCTATCAAATGATGATCAAGTCGCAGCGTGATCTAGCCGCTGCGCGACGTAGTGCCGAGACTCCAGGCGGCCATGGTCATGGTGGCGGTGGCGGTCATGGCTTCATGGGCGGCTTTACAGAGGGCAGCGGCCTCGGCAAGCACGACAACGTGAGCGGCGCCGCCTTCATGGGCGCTTTCGTTGCCGAGGCTGGATTCAAGATTATCGAGGGCCTGGTCGACGGTATTAAAGAGGCAATCAACATCCTCAAAGAGGGAGTGAAGTATGCCTTCGAAGAGGCCGGCAAGAAAGAGGCGTTGAACCTCGGCTACAAGCTTTCCCTCGGCAAAGAGGGTGGCAAGTCGGCCATGGAGGACGTGGAGCGTTACTCGGGCCGCACCGGCTTTGACGACGACACGATCTTGAAAATGATGCTACCGCTTCGCAATGCCCATATGTCCGAGGCGGCGACGCGACAAGCATTCGCCACATCCGCCGACGTAGCATCCAAGGAGGGCGACGGCACCAACGCAGGCAAGGTCGGCGCGCTGATGGATGATTTCAAAAAGATCATGCTCAAGGGCGGCGTCACCGATAGACTTCTATTGTCGATGCAGGTCGACGAGAAGGCGTTTTACAAGGAAATTGCGGCACAGACTCACACTGACAAGGACACGGCGAAAAAGCAGGCAGGCGAAGGGAAGATTGATCCGCAGTTGCTCATGAACGAGATTACGCGCCAGGTCAACAAGAGCCATGGCGGCGCGGCCGGTACAGGCGGCGAAGCTACCGGCAGCACGATGGAAGCGCGGCTAGTGCATCTCCAAGCGCTCCCTGGCGAATATCTAAAGCAGATTGTTAACTCGCCAGCATGGACCGAACTGGAAAACAAATTTGGCGAGATCCTAGAGCAGCTGGATCCCAAGTCTCCGAGCGGCAAGCGCATTACCGCGTCGCTACTCGGTCTCTTTGAAACGGTGACTGGCTCCGTCATCAAAATGCTCGACCCAGAGAACATCGAGAAATTCGTATCCGGCATCGAGACCGTGATTGAGAAGCTGCAGATGGTTGGCCACTTCTTCGAGGTCATCGGCGATGCGATGGCCGCAAATGCCCGTCTCTATGACGGCATCGGTCGGGTGTTCTCTGGCAAGTCGGCATTTGTCGGCTTTGATGGCAACAAGCAGGGCGCGGCCGGCGATACCTACGGCGGCCTTGCCACGGCGACAAACGACATCGCCAGCGCCAAAACTTACTCGCCCGACGCTGTCTCAGCGACGGCCAAGACCTACGGCGTGTCAGAAGACAACGTCCGCGCGATGGTCAAAGCCCTTCGTGGCGCTGCGCCAATCCACGTGGAGACCCACGTCAACGTGCAAGGCAAGGTCGACGAGTCCAACGCGCACACCGTCGGCGTCTCGGCTGGCGATGCTGCCGCCAAATCCGCCGAACGGATCATGCAAGAGGGCGGCGGGTGAGCGAGTTTCCATACGGCAACTTCCCGACTATCTCGTCGGAGTTCTGGGGCTCTCCTGTGGGCATTGCCACGGCTGGACCTCTCAAAGGTAAAAAATACTGCCCAGGTTACACCGGCGATACGTTCTCTAAGCTGGCCTGGAACACGGTCCTTATCGGCGGCATCTTGCCGACTCCAGGCCTAGCCGAGGTCGACTGCAAGAAGTCGCGCGACTTGGACAAGAAAAAATCCAAGGGCAGCGACGGTGCGCGTATCACTATCTCGGGATACGAGCCAGCCATCATCGCTATCACCATCACCATCTGGACCCCTGACCAGCTCGACGAATTGATCGGCCTCTGGGACCAAATCCAGCCCAAGCCGGGCAAGGCCAAGAAGGACGCCAGCGGCAAGTTCATCTACCCGTCTTTCGACGTGCGCCACCCGACCTTTTCGATCCATGGTGTCAAGTCGATTCAGATCAAAGACGGTGTGGGCCTCGACAAAGGCGACATCAAAAACAGCCGCAAATTCGTGATCAACGCCATCGAATATACACCAGCGCCGGTGCTGAAAAAGAACGCGACCGCGACGACCGTGCAAGCCCTGACGACGGTGTTTGATCCTATCGGTGGTGCGGCGCAGGCAGCTACGGCGACCCTATTCCCGAAGCCAGGCGACGCCAAAGCCAACAAGGGTCCCAAATGAGCGACGTCACCGCAAATGGGGTCAACGTCATCGGCGGGACGATCAACATGCCGCTCGTCGGCGTGTGGACCGCCGACCTGTGCATCGACCAACTGGGCGGCACCGGCTTTGACGCTGGGACTGCAGTCAAGATTGCCACCGACGCGTTTACGCTCAATGGCGTTGTCGCTCCTAACCGGACCGGCGAGCTTCTGGACGCGATGCATGTTCGGGTGCTCGGTGGCAAGGGGGGCCTTGCCAAAGCGGCGCGTGCGGTCTCCTATGTGCAGCCGGGCGCATACGTGCGCGACGTACTCAACGGCTTGTGTAAGGACGCCGGCGAGACGCTGTCTACGACATCGGCTACGGCGTTCACCAACACGTCGCTACCCGCATGGTCGGTGATGGCACAGTCCGTATCGCAGGGCCTCATGCTGTTGATCTCGGCCGTGTCGCCTGGCCTGTCGTGGCGCTTCCTGCCCGATGGGACGCTGTGGATTGGCACCGAGTCGTGGACCGTGTCAACGCTGGAGCACACCATCATGGGCCAAGACCCGTCCGATGGTGCCTTCGAGCTCGGCGTCGACTTCCCGGCGATTCTGCCCGGCATGAACCTAGCCGATGTCGGCAACGTGGCCCGCGTCGAGCACCACCTCGACGGCTCCACGTGCCGGTCAAAGGTCTGGATTGGCGCTGGCATTCGCGGGGAATTGTCGGCGATGCAGTCGATTGCAACCTCAGCGACGGCAAAATACGATTACTCGGCGCACTACGTTTGCAAGGTCAAGACCCAATCTGCCGACCTGACTACCTGCGACGTGGTGCCGTTGAACAAGAAACTTGGCGGCCTTCAGCGCGTCCCGGTCCGCTTCGGGACCGGCGTGAAGGTTCAACTACCAGTTGACTCAACGGTGCTGCTCGGCTGGGACGGCGGGGATCCCCGGTCGCCCTTCATCTGGGGTGGCCTCACCTCGGAGTCACCCACGCGCATCCAGCTCGGCGGGAACACCGACGCGGCGCGAAAGAATGATCCGGCGGGCGGCGGGACGTTGGCCGTTGTCTTTGCGCCCGGCACCGGCGCGGCTACGTTGTCCATGACGTACACCCCCGGCGATGGCAGCGCCCCACAGAACATCAGCGGCGTCGGTGGAACCATCAGCATCAAAGAGAAAATCACCGCCGGTAGCAGCGTCGTGGGGCTCGGCTAATGGCTACCTACTACGGGCAAGATACGAGCTGCACCACGGGCCTCGGCAAATTCGATTTGCAGATCGTCGGGCCCAAGGTCGTAAGCCAGCGTCTCGTGCGCAGGTGGACTACGCCGCGCGGCGCCTTGGCGCTTATTGGCGATGACCCTGATTTCGGCTGGGACGTGCGGCAGTACATCAACCGCAAGATGACCTCGCTCGATTTGTCGACGGCGCAGATCCAATTGCAGAACGAGGCGCTGAAGGACGAAGAAGTTCAGTCCTGCCTCGTGGTGCTTTCGTTCGTCAGCAACGCACTGACCATATCGGCAACCGTCACCCTCAGTAACGGGCCGACCTTCACTCTCACCTCTGCCGTGGCCAGCCTCTCGGTCACAGATATCTTTGTGTTCTGATGGCCGCTACCCTCGCATCGCTGTTGCCGTCGCAGACCGTTCTGCAGCTCTACACGTCGCTGCTCGGCTACTACACGGCGGCCGGCTTTCCGGTCACCTCGTGGCAGGCCGGTGGTGTCGAGCGGACGCGCCTGTTTGCATTTGCGACGGTGATGCAAAACACCATCGCGTCATACATGCCGAGCATCACGGCGGGTGGCTTTGTTGACTATGCGCCGGGTACGGGTTGGATGTCATTGCTTGCGGCGCAGGTGTACAACCTCACGCAGAACGCGGCATCGTTCACCGTCGGCACAATCACGCTTACCGCAGCGGCTGGTGTCGCGACGCAGACGTATCAGGCCGGCCAGCTCAAGATCACGTTCCCTGCATCGGGGCGCAGCTACTTGAATCAAGGCACCATCGTGATCCCGGTCGGCCCCGGCTCGGTGTCCGGCTCGTTCGTCGCCGAGAATCCCGGCAGCGCGTACAACGATCCGAGCAACGTCACCGGCATTCTGCTGACCACTTCGATTCCCGGCGTGACGGTCGGCAACGTCGCCTTTGCATACAGCACCGTCGTGCAGACCGGCTCCGGCACGGGGACTATCGGCATCGGCGGATCACCAATCGGCGCGCATCAGATCGTCGTGCGAATCGACTCCAGCGGCCAGAGCGGCGTGGCCTCGTGGTCCTACTCGCTCGATGGCGCGGCGTATATCTCGGCCGGCGCCGTTGCAAGCCTGACGAACATCGGCGGCGTTGGGATCAACGTCACGCTCGTCAACGGCGCTGGCACCCCATCATTCATTGTTGGCGATACGCTCACGGCCTCGTCACCGGGTAGCTGGATCACAAGTCAGGGTAGCGACCTTGAAGCAGACCTTGCGCTTGCGACTCGCTGCAAAGCACGCTGGGCAACGCTGGCCAATGTCGGCGTGACGCAGCTCTATCAGCTCCTCGCCACGTCGACGCCCACCGTCGGATCGCAGGTGACGCAGGTCATCGTGCAGCCGGACGCCAATATCAACAACAAACTCTTGATCGTAGTTGCCGGCGCGGCTGGCGTGTTGCCCGTCGGCACCATCTCGACGATTCAGGCCTACGTTGCGGCGCGTACCCCGACGACCGTATTTCCCGTTGTCATGTCACCGACGACCCTGGGTATCACGCTGGCCGGCACCATCACCTGCTACGTGTCGCAGCTGGCGAACGTCCAGAACCTAGTTCAAACGGCCATGACCGCCTATAGCAACTCGGTCGCCATCAATGGCACGTATCGGCTGTCGGCCATCATTGAGCAGATCATGTTGCAGTCCGGCGTGGTCGACGTGTCGGGTGTGACCATCAATGCGGTTGCTGCAAACCTCACGCTGGGTAGCACGACGACATACGTGCTTGGGCTCCTCAACGCGCTGACCTTCACCTACGCGACGGTGGCCGGATAATGCCACAGCCAATTCTACAGTCGACCACGTTCGTGCAGTGGATGCAGTCGCTGCCGATCTCATGGCTCGTCTCGGGCACAAGCGACAGCGTGGCCGATGCCGGCGCATGGCCGCAGCTTGCCGATGTGCAGGTGGACCGGCTCAAGGATGCCGTCGAGGCGCGCTTCCCCGACAAGGCCCCTGTGGACGCGCTGGCGCACATTGGAAGCGAGCGGGGGCTTGTCCAGGGTGGCGCTGTCGCAGGCACCGCTGAGACCAACACGGCATTTGCTACGCGGCTTAAACAGGCATGGGACAAGTCGTGGCCATATGCTGGTACGCCGCTCGCGATCTTGCTGAACCTCTACTACTCGCTTGGCTACACCGGCGTTGCCATCGTGCAGCAGAACGGGCTGGTGTTTCGGTTGACCACACCGCCGAATGCCGACCCGACGACCAGCCTGGTTATCACCAATGCGGCGTCATTGACCGCACCAGCAACGCCGGTTGCGCCGTATACGAAAACGATACCGGCCGGGAATCCGTGGTGGAAGTTCGACGACAAGACCGACTTTTGTAGCCGGTTTGCCGTCGTGATTACGACCGCGAATCTGCCCGCGTCATGGACATCCATCGTCAATCCGCCGACGGTGACCAGCGCCCCCACGCTGTCGGAGGTTGGTCTCATTCGCGCGATCATTCAGCAATGGCGAAATGCCGAGGCGACGTGCATGGGCATCTATGTCGGTCTCGCCGGCAAAGAGTGGGGCATTCCCGAATCGCAAGTCTGGGGCGCCGGTACGGGCAACTGGGGCGGAACGTCGACGGTGTTTACACCATGAGGTGCAATTGTGAGTAGCAACTACACTCCTAGCTATATCGGTGTACAGGCTCCAGCTCTGGCCCCTGGGGCTGGCGTTGGTCCAGTAATTACTCTTCCTGCCGACGGCGATGCGCTTGCTGCTTCGTCGGTTGCGCAGATGGTCAAAGCGCAGGCTGATTACCTGTCGTACCTGATCAGTCCGAACCACTATTCTGAATTTCGCGAGGAATGGAGAACTGCCGCGGCATCATATTCGGTATCCACTTCCCCGCTTACCGACCTCAGCAATAAGATTTGGTTTTACACGCTTGCCGTTGCCGATGCTACACAGACGCTAGGGATCAATGACCCCGGCCCGGTGTTTGGTGCAGTTACCGCGACGTCAAGATCGGTGACCCTTGATCAGGGTACATCTAATAACGCGACTCATATCCAAACGCTTTCAACCATGTATCCGATTGCTCTGACGTGGGCAACGGGCCAGTTCTTTATTGAGTTTGATGTCGCCCCGCTTCGCCAGACCGGGACTCAGCGCGATTGGACTTTCGGGATTTCGACAAACACCGCATTCGGAGCGAACTCCTGTTCGTTTCACGCTACGAACGCTAGCGGCAACTGGTTTGCCGGCAATGGTGGTGTATGGACTGACAGCGGCGTTGCCATTGCCATTGGCAGCGCATTTAGTCGGTTCAAAATCTCGATGGATAAGAACCTAGCTTCGGTTCGTTACTACATAAACGACGCGCTGGTGTTGACGGACACGGCAAACATGCCAGCAGCTGGAGTCAGCATCAATCCGCTTGTCCAAACAAAAGCTGGGGGCACGCTACTTACAAGTATCGCCTTTGGTCCAATCGCCGCGCGCTGGACTAAATTCTAGTGCGCGTTCTGGTTGCCCTCTATCCAGCCGACCCATTTGACCGCGGGGTCAGATGCGCACTGGAGATTAACGCTCACTTTCCAAAACGGCACGTCGCGGTCAAGAGTGAGACCGCCGGTCCAGTCGCTACATGGGCTCGACGGGTACTTGACCGCCATCTGCGGCATGAAGGTCTCGCCAACCTTGTGCGTGCGGTCTATCACCAAGTAGACCTCGTCGCCCGTCGGGTAATTGCCAAGCTGGACGTGAGCCCAGATAGCGAAGGTAGTAACTTCGGCATCGCAGCTCGGAGTATTGATGATCGGGTTACCAGCGTCGCTCATGCCGACGATCCTTCCTCCGCTGATCGCCCAGGGCTCGGACAAGGAATAGCCGCACGACTTTTTGGCCAGATCATTCAAGGCCATATCGCCGGGCATATCACCGCCCGCATTGCTGGCATCTGCATCGACTGGCATTGCGAGATCGCTGACGACCATGGCATCACCTCCGATCACGCCGCCCCCACATCCACCCAGCAAAACCAAGATCAGAAGTTTGCGCATTTTCACCTGACGCAATTATGGCGCGCTTATTCTGGAGGTGTCAATTGAGCTGCACGATTATTGACAAGGCGTTAGCCATTGACAACAGCGGCGCACCTGTGCCGCAGATTGGCCAACAGATCCGGCTGATCCCTGCAACCCAGCCGGTCTTCGTCAAGATCGGCGGCGTCCTCCGTGAGATCTTGGTGCCGACGCGGCCTATCACCATCGCCGGTGACGGCACATGGACCACCGTAGGCCCGTGGCCAAGCGAATGTGACCCGACAACCGCGCTGTGGGATCTACTTATGCCGGACGGCACCCGCTGGCGTGGCGCGTTCCCCGAGGGCCTCGCCGGACCATTCACGGTCAGCCAACTGAAGACCAGCTACGGCTGGATCTTGCAGTCGACAGCGACGAATCCCGTGCTGCCTGCACTGACTGCTACCGCGTCGCTAGAGATCAATCAGTCAGGCGCAAGCGATGTCAAGATTGCCGCTCTGTCGACGGGCGGCAACATCTTGGAGTATCTGCGCATCCAGCCGCAAGATCCCGCCTCGGCTGGTGACACGGCTTGGCATGAATTCGTAAGCGGCTCAGTCAACCCCGCCGACTCAGCCCGCAAAGACTTCGTCATGCTCCGCGGCTGGAACGTCAATAACGGCGGCGGCAGCTTCGACGGCGTCAACGCCGCGACGTGGGATGCGTACGAACAATATTACGCGCCGTCCGGGACCGTGCGGCAAGTGGAACGGCACATCGCATTTGCTACTGCCGCGTCGGTGCAGTACCGGCCATTCTCGACGATCTTCCAGTACGCACCGTCGCTGCAACTGTCGACGCTCATGTACCAAGACGTGGTCACGTTAGGCCCACGCGACCAGGCGTCGTTTTGGTTCCAGATCTACGACGCTGGCGGCATCGGCCAGAGCGGACAAGGTGCGCTGCATTTTGCGCCGGGTTCGTTCATCCGCAAGATGGTCAACAATCAGTACCTCTGCTACGGGCTCAACGCAGCGGCAAACGGATTTATCGCCATGATCCGGAACAACGCCAACGATCAAGTCGAGATCGACGGCGTTGGCAGCGCCGGAACGCTTGTCAATGGCGCTCTACAGCTCGGCAGCAACGCCCTCGGCACAGCAACCGCTGCCAACGTCGGCAGCTTCAAGTATCTCGCCGGCGGCGGTGGCGTCGCCGACAAACTTTACATGTCGCTCAAAGCAGCGGCGGGGACCTATTCATGGGTCCAGATTGTGACTGGATAATGGAACCTGATATCAGCCCGGCACCAGAGATGCTGTCCCGTGAGGACGCGCTTGATCTGCAACTTGCGCGCGCGGACATGGTCAACGCACAATTGCGCTTCCAAGTGGTCGGCGACCACATAGCCCACAAGCACGCGTTCGGCGCGCTGGACCAATTCGGCTTCGGCGGCCCGGGTGAAGTCAAGATCTTGAGGGCCAAATGATCAGCGCCGGCATGCTGTTCCTGTGCGCAATCGGCCTCGGCTGGACCGTCGGGGTCAAAGACAAACCCGAGTCGCACCGATGGCCGGGCGAATCGCTCGACCATTTTGTAGACCGCACCGAGGCAACCGTGCGGGCATCTATCGGCGCGATGCAGTCGGAGGAGGTACCCAATGAGCGACGAAAAGCTTACGCCACTCAGGCCCATAGTTGATGGCAGGTCGCAGCAAATTGATCGGCTCTGTAACCTGTTGCTCGATCAGACCGCGGCTACGAACAAAAAAACCACCGTCAATGAACGTCTTGCGCGCGGACTAGAGAAAGTTTCGGTCACGATCTATGACTCCGAAACTCGACGGGAAACACTCGACCGAGCCAATGACATTCGTTGGAAAGAAATCAGCTCGCGATTGGACACCATGGGGGCCGCGCTGACGCTTGTTGCAAATCGACAACTCACGCTGTCGGCCGGACCTGACAACGGCCGCAGTCCGATCAAGATTCTGGCCAAGCTCGACGAGATGACCCCGCGTGGCCAGCGGCTGGTGTTGCTGCTCGTCATCACAATCACGCTTGGCGGTGTCGCCGCGATCGCTCTCAAAATTGCAGGACTATAGGAGACCACCATGCAGCCCCTGAAAATCCCGCCTTGGATGTCGCTAATTCTGGCCGCCGTATTCAACACGCTGGCGATGCTGTCGCTCGCTAGTATTTTCACCCCCGGCAGTAAGGCTGCTGTCGCCGTTATGATTATCAACGCCGTGTTGTTCAACGTGTTGGCGCTGCTCGGCGTTCCCATCGTCGGCGGCAAAGCGGTGGTCAACAGCGTGACCGTGACCACCACGCAAGACCCGGCGCCGTTGCCGCCTCCGCCGTCGGGGCCCCATTCGCTACGCCTCCTCCCGTTCTTGCTCATCGGCGCGGGCTTGCTGTCGGCGTGCGCGCCCACGGTGAAAGTCAGCTATCAGACCATGGCCGCAGCCGCAGCGTGGACCAGCATCGCCGCCAAGGAACTGCCGGACGCGTGCAAGGGCGTCGAACATCAGGCCATCCAGTCGAGCAAGACCGAGGCTGATGCAACCGCCGCCGTCGACGACATCGACAAGCGCTGCCGTGTTGCCGCGTCGGGATTGCAGGCTGCCTACCAGTCGCTGATCTACGGTCGTGACCGTGTCCAGACCATCGCCAAAGCCTCTGCAACGCCCGCTGACCTGGCTCAGTGGATGGCGCTGGCCATGGACCTCTACTACAAGTTGCAACCCGTCTTGGCGCCCCTCGGCGTCAAACTTCCTGGAGGCATCTAATGGACTTGGCATCTATCGCAGAAATGGTGGTCAAGTTTTCGGCGTCGGCGATTCAGGCGGCCATGGCGGCGAAAGAGGCGATCAACGCCAAGGATGAGGCGACGGCGTTGCAGATGCTCAACGATGCGCTGAAAACTACGGGCGAGACTGTCGCTGGCTTGCTGCCGGAACTGGATGCGGTGCTTGCTGCATCGAAGGCTGAGATCCACGACAAGTTCGACCACGAGCCGGCCACCAATCCGATTATCAAACAGCCGTGAGGTTCTTCGCCCTTTTGGCCTTCGCCCTCACCGGCTGCGCGGCGTGGTTCGCCATGGACCACAACCCGTACATGCCCGGTGACAGTGAATGGATCGGCGACGTTCGCCATACCGATGGTGGACGGTGAGCGCCCCTCGTACACCGCGTGAGGCCCTGATCCTCGCTGCCAACAAGATCATGATACTGGCCATCGAGGCTGACCGCGTCGAGCACGTACCGACGGTGTTGTCTCGTATGCGGTCAGATCTCGATCTGGCCGAACAACAGATCAGGGATTTGCGGGGGCAGGCGTGAAGAAGCCGAGGGCGCGGATCGCCGCTAGTGGATAGGGCTCGTGCGGAAATATTTATTGCGCGAGTTCCCGCACGAGCCCATAGGACCACGCCACCATGAACGGTGATAAATGTCAATCCTAATTCCACCAGCGCCGAGCCAGGACTACCCGCCACCTCGGGGTCTCGCCGAGGTCATCGCGGCCTATGGCGACGTCAAGATCCGACGTGGCCCAGACGGCTGGCAAATCGTATCGCCACCACGCTGGGAATCACAGAACTGCGTCGTGGTGCGCGACTTCCCTGGGCTCGCGAAGCCGCTCTACGTCCACCGTCTTCTGGTCGTGCCCCTGCGCTCTGCCCTGACGGCCTGGCAGGCGACGTGCCCCGAGTACACTATCCGAACCATCGGCGCGTTCTGCCCGCGTCCCAAGCGCGTGGCGAAAGGCTCTGGCGATGTCGTGGGCTGGAGCGAGGGCCTGAGTGTTCACAGCGTTGCGGCGGCCGTCGACATCAACGCCGATACCAATCCGATGCGGTCGCTGATGGTCTGCGATATGCCAGACGCGTTTCGAAAGTGTTTTGCCGATGCTGGATTTACTTGGGGCGGGACGTTTCCGACTCCAGACCCCATGCATTTTCAGTTCGGATCGGGAATTTAAAACTGAGGGGGTCTTCATGCGTTTGCTACTCGCCTTGGTATTTTTCGGGTGCGCCTGCGACGCTGGCGTCTCCAACACGATTGCCGACCTTGCCGAACCTGACATGAGTGCCGTTGTCGACATGACGTCGGTACCCGATCTGGCCATGGCCTTCGATCTGGTACAACCCATGGACCTGGCGCAGCCCGTAGACCTTGCGCAGCCACGCGACCTGCGCCCGTCGCCGCCGGACCTTACGGGGCACTGTGGATCGCTGGGCGAGCCATGCTGTGGCCTTACTTGTGCCGTTGGCGTGTGTACTTGCCATGGCTGGCTTGTCGACTGTCGCTGTAAATGACCGACAACAGGGTCACCGGTCGCGGCAAAATCCCCTACGAGCCAAGCGGGTGGTACTACGCCCGTCGCTGCGGCTTACAGGAACTGATTTGCATCCTGCCGACCGAGGCCGAATGCCGGGAATATGCGGCGGCGAAGGCATGTCTTGAGCCCGTCGTGGGGCCTGTGCTGCGGATGCTGGTGTTTACCTAGGCCCGGTACTGCCACTCGGCGCGCGTCATCGTAAATTCCCGTTCTCGTCGTAAATCGTCGCCATTCCCTGCTTGATGATCTCCAGCGTGAGCGGCTGTGCATCTACCGCGGCGCCGAAGGGCGGGTTGACCAGTAGTGTGGCCATGTCCAGTGTGCGCTCATGGCGCCGACTTGCATTTACAGTCGACCACGCGCTTTTCGCAGCGGGTGCAATATGCCCAGCGTTGCTCAATCGGTCCTGTTGGATGCCAACTAGTCACCGTCGGCGCCTTGGATCGATACGAGCTATCCTGATCCGCCACGTACCGCACCGCCACGAGCCATGGGCAGGTGTCGGCGTGGGTGACTTTGCCCTCGTTGTACGGATCTTCGCCGTCGCAGAGCATGCACGTCGGGGTGGTCGCGTGCCGTTCGTACGGCTCCGGTACGTTCGCTATCGGCTCCCGCTTCACCAGCGCCCGCACGATCTGGTCGGCGGTCATGCAAGCACCAGCGACCTTGAATAGGCCGCGACGCGCGCCTTGACCATGTCCACCGCTCTTCGCTGCGCCGCCGCAAGGTCCTGTGTTTCGCAGTTAGCCGACTCCATGCGCACGTCCTGGCACGTCGCCAGCCATGATCCCACGCCGTCGTGGCGATGCACCGAAATGTCAATGGCGGGTAGGTACAACGTCGACTCTTGCAGCGAGTCAGAGGATGTGTCCTTCCAGTTCATGCGGGCACCTTGGCGCGGCATGCGATCCAGTTAGCCCGCAGATCATCCATCGTGGCAATGTCGATTCCGCCGTTTCGCATTTCCTCGACTCCAGCGGCGTACGCATCGGCGGCTTGCAGGGCGACGAGGCAGGCGATCAACTTGCCACCGCATTGCTGTGCCTGGTAAGCGGCTTTCAAGCCACCGTTGTTTGCCTCTGCCAGCGCCGCTCGCAGATCGATGATCTCCGCCTCGCTCTTCGCTAGGGCGGCGCGAAGGAGCTCTAGTTCTCCTCGCTCGTGCAGCCTTGCGATGTCCTCAGCGAAATCTGGCCCCTGTCTGGTCATGTCATTCCTCCGGCGCAGCTCGCGCCAATTCAATCACGGTCAATCTCCGCCTGTAGTACCAGCCGCACGACGGCACTCGCCGAGGTG